TCGGCTGCTTGAGCACCCTGACACTCATCGGTGTGAAAAATACATCCTCATCGATAAAGAAGCTGGCAGTAACCTCCGTCGTCAATGGCGGCATCTGCAGAAAGACATCGTCTTCAAAGTAAAACCCAGGCTCTATATAAAATAAATTAAGCCTATCCCCGGCCAGATCACGATCATACCACGAATACAGCGTCACTCCACCGCCGCCGTCATCCGGCCAGCCGACAAGCCGATAATCCTGCTCATAGACGTAGTAAAGAACTAGCGTCATGTTGCACCTAGTCTTGCTCTCGTCTGTTGCGTTATCTGTTCTGCCATTACATCCTGATTCGCCTTCACCATCTCATTGCGAAAACTCTCGACCGCCGCCCCCGTCTGACGCTGCATCTGCGAGTTCTCGACCATCAGCACAGGAAGCCACGCTATCGCACAGCCCCACTGATCGATGATCTCCTCACCCTGCGGATGCTTGCCGCGCAGATGCACCCACCACTCACAAGTGTGACACACCTGCTTCATCGGCTTGCGCCACAGCGGGCACTTCATGTCACCCTTCGCGTGGGGCTTTCCAACATCAGTCATCAGTTCTTGCTCGCTATGATGATGTCCACGTACTGCACCCTGTGATCCATAGTATGAGAGTGTCCCGCACCACTGCCGTTAGCAGCAATACTAATTCCAGTATAAGCGCCAGCAATGCTAATACCAGTATAAGCCCCGTAAACACCCATGCCAGTACCAGCAGCGCCGGAGCCGCTACCAATATATTGGTAACTTGTAGGCTGGTAAAATGAAACAGGATTCTCCCCTGCAAGATAGTTAAAAGAAGTAACACCACCACCAGTAGTTAAGAAATAGTTATCGACGGTATAAATACTATGAGCGTGGCCTGGATCGTACAGACCGTGAGCGTGGGTCGGGTCGCTCACACCGTGAGCATGCGTCGGGTCACTCACGGTGTGTGAGTGCGACGGCATCTCGGTGACTGTCAGCGCGAAGCTATCAGTTGCAGTGCGTCCAAACAGTGATGAAAACGCTACCGAACCACCAGACCCTGCCGTTCCACTTACAACACGCAAAGCCTTATCGTTATGCGTAGTTTGCTTCGTCCATCCCGTGGGGGCCGCAGTTTGCTGGAACAGCATCAGAGTGCCAGCCGGAAAACTTCCAGCGGCGGCGGCGATTGCCGCTTGAACAAAGGCTGTAGTTGCGATCTTAGTCGAAGCATCAGAAGCTGGCGATGGCGTCGGTGCACTCGCAGTCGTAGTGAAGATCGGGGAATCTAGCTTTGCGTAAGTGCCAACTCCCTTGACGGTCGTTGCCGTTACCCACTCTGCGACCTGACCAGCAACCGGCGTACCACTGTTATTGACATTGCCGCTACCTTGAGCAGTCAGAGTACCGCCAGTAAAGGTCAACCCCGTGCTGACGATTACTGGTGACCATGTGTTGGCCGCTGACCGATAGTAGATCGCATTGGTGCCCGCCGCCCCTGCCAGCGAGGTCAGGTCTGCGTCGAGCGGCTGGTAAGTCGAGGCCGCCACACTTGTTGACAGCGCACCGATATCACTCAACACCGTCGCAGGAGCCACACCCTGGATCGTCGTATCAGTAACCCACTTGGCATACTGACCAACCGTGGGTGTGCCACTGTTGCCGACATTGCCGCCGCTGCCGGGAATGCCCTGCGGACCTTGGATACCTTGCGGACCTTGTGGTCCTGTCAGCCCCACTGGCCCTTGCGGACCCGTCTCACCTTGTTCCCCGCGCAAACGCAGCAAGATCGCAACATCCGCGTTGCCAATAAATACAACGCCAGACCCGCCAACATACTCTACCGGAACCTCAAACCAAGTACCGTGAGTTATCGCTGGACCCAGCAATCTCCATTGCTGATAGTCTGCCGCTAAATTCTTATCCTGTAAAACGATCTCATCATCATGTGCCGTTGTCGCAAATATCGAGGTCGGATCGAAACCGTCCTGCGTGACGTTATTCACATAGAGCGCCGTCGTTGCAACATTCTGTATCGTGTTGTTGTACCGATATCTCCCCTCACCAGGATCAGCAGCCGCCGTACCATTGTCCTTGCGATAGAAAAATCTGGACGTGGACGCCCCTCCTGGCCCCTCCGGTCCAGTTGCCCCTGTTGCCCCAGTCGCTCCAGTTTGCCCAGGCGGACCCATTGGGCCAATTGGCCCTGGCACCATGCTGTCTGCACCGTCTATACCTTTTGGACCCGGTGGCCCTACTGGACCGCGTACAGCAACGCCCTCAGCGTCGATCTCCACCGTGCGCGCAGGGACAGCGACATCCACCGCCACAACAGACGGGATATCGACATCAACCTCGACAACAACGGTGTCTTCGGACGTCATGTCTAGGTTGGCCTCCACTCTGATCCAGTCCAGTGCTTGACTGGCTTCTTTACCCAGGCACTCCCCATCCAAACCTTCGCGGGCTTCCCTACCCAGTCTGAACCCGTCCAGACCTTTGCCAACCCACCAATAATGACCCCACTGGCAACCAGCGTCTGCGCGTCCTGAGCCCGACTCAGCACACCCGTGACGATGATCTTACCAGCAGCAGACAGCGTCTGAGCAGCCTGTGGTGTCGAAAGTTGCCCACGGACAAGGATGCCACCAGCAGCAACCAGTATCTGGCTAGCCTGCAGTTGATTGAGCGAGCCGCTAATAACAGCGAACGCAACATTGCCTGCTGCCGAGAGCGTCTGACTGGCCTGCGGTGCCGTCAGTATGCCCCGAGCAATCGGCCCACCAGCCGCAACTAGCGTCTGACTAGCCTGCGGTATCGAGAGCTGCCCGCGAGCAACCGGCCCGCCCGCCGCAACCAACGTCTGGCTGGCCTGCGGTGCTGAAAGCTGTCCACGAGCGATTGGGCCAGCTTGGGCAGCTAAAGCCTGACTGGCTTGTGGCTGATTGAGTGCGCCGCTGAGACTGACGGTCCCGACCGAACCCAGCGCCTGATCGGCCTGTGTCTGACTAAGCGAACCACCAATACCGACCACCGGCACATTGGCCGCTGCTGCTAGCGAGTTGTCAGCCTGAATGGCATTGAGCTGACCGCTGACACGGACAGTGCCAGCCGCAACAACCGTATGAGCCGCTTGCGATACAGCGAGTGCACCACCAACAACAATCGCACCTTGGGCGGCCAATGTCTGCGCCGCTTGCGGTACCGAGAGCTGCCCACGAACGGTAACGTCACCAGCCGCAACCAGTGTCTGACTGGCTTGCGGCTGATTAAGCGCGCCACCAACACTGACGGCCCCAACCGCAGCTAATGTCTGATTAACTTGTGGTTGATTGAGCGAGCCGCCGACAACAGGTCCACCCGTCGCAACCAATGTCTGTGCTGCCTGCGCGACATTAAGTGTAGCGGTGATTAACGGGAAACCGACATTGGCAGCGGCACTAAGGGTGTTATCAGCCTCAATGACACCAAGAGTACCGCCAACAACGACCTTGCCTTGGGCCGAGATCGTTTGCGCAGCTTGCGATACGCTCAGTGTTGCACCGACAGCAACCGTACCGCCTGCCGAGATTGTCTGTGCCGCTTGTGTGACGCTTAATGTGGCGCGCGCAACAGGACCGCCTTGTGCGGACAAGGTCTGCGCTTCTTGCGTGATCGCAAGCGTGCCAGTGATACTCGGCGCTGCGACCGTAGCGTTGGCGGCGAGTGTGTCGCCCACCTCAATGACAGCAAGCGTACCGCCAACAACGACCTTTGCTTGTGCGGCCAGCGTTTGCGCCGCTTGCGAGAGCGCAAGATCGCCGTTGACGGGACCGACAGTGCCAGCCGCCGATAGTGTCTGTGCGGCCTGCGTTAGATTAAGCGTGCCAAGACAATCGACCGGGCCGAACGACTCGCCCATCCACGACAGGAAGCCTGACGGTGCAGCATAGGTGAGGTCCGCGACTTCGGTGCAAAGCGTTACGATGTTGCCGCTAGCGTTAGGAGTGATGAAAAGATTGAAATCAGTGCCTGCTACCGACGAAACATCAAAGCCATTGGTCCCTGCCGCCGGATCGCCAGAACCATTTCCCCGCCATGCAGTATTGTTTCTGCGCGCCCAAATCCGTTTGGCGTCAGCATCCCACGCGAAACAAACGATATCGCCTGAGACGGGAACAGCGTCGAGAGCGCTAACGAATGAGTTTGTACCGTTGAGATACCAAGCCCCACTAATGATCAAAACTGTGTTGGCTGTATAGCTACTAATGATTGACGTTTTATCTTTTAGGCCTGGAGCCGCAGGATTATTGGTGCCACTAAATACAAATTCGGTATAGTATATGCCTGTGCTATGCGATGTGGTTGAACGAACATTAGCGGAGGCAGTAGAATTGCACGTCGCCGTTTTATCAGCATTGGAAAGCGTGGCATTCGCGCCCTTGTCGTTGACATTCCACGCATCGGCGGTCGGGATAATCTCGCCCATCCATGAGGTGAAGCCGGACAGGCCATCGGTATAGCTTAAGTCCGCAAGCTTGGTACGGAGAGTAAAAGCACTAATTTGAGAGCTTTGCCCCCAAAGAGCGTGAGCGGTGTTTGGAACAGTCGAAACATCAATGCCGTTGGTGCCGGTCGCCGGATTAGCCGCAGCATCTGCATTCCAAAGACCACCGTTGCTGCGGAACCAAATTCGTTCCGCACCCGTATCCCACGCCATACTAATAACATCACCAGCAACGGCTGCTGGTCCGAGATCAACCGAACCGGGAGTACCTAGAACAGCAATGACACCAGTGGATGCGGTGTAATAAGTGCCTTGAAAGGCACTGGTAATAGTAGCAGTCGCTTCATGAATGCCGATGCGAACGCTATTCGGAGTATCAAGAACGAACTCAGCATAGTACTTACCGGCGGTTCCGTTCGTTCTCTTTGTCGTTGATCGAACACCACCAGAGAGAGCGGTTGTAACCGTTGCGGTCTTGTCGCTGTTGGAGAGCGTGACGTTGGCCGACTTGTCGAGCGCGCTCCACGCATCCGGCGTCGTAGCAATAAAGTCCGGCGTGGTGATAACACCGGCACTCTCTACATAGAGAAGCACATCGCCGCTGTTGTTGCCCGATGCAGTAATAATCTCCCACTCGCAGTGAACCCACAGATATTCATTGTTGAGAGTGATTGCCGCGCCCGGCGTAAAGGTTACCGTGCTGGTAGCCGACACCGTGGTCGAGAGCGCCGCCGTGGTCGTACCGACGAGGACCGCACTCGTTATCTCTACAGGGGGGTTGGTTAGAAGATCGACAGCGGTGGTCTTCCAAAGGCGGAGCTTGATGCGTCCGGTCTGCGACGACGCGACCGAGCAGCGCACGCGGAATGCCAACGTCCAGTTGGTATTAGCAAAAGTTCCAGTGAATGGATTTTCAGTTCGCCAACAAGCCGCCGACTGTGACTGAATTGAAGTTAATCTGTCGCTGGTGGTGAAACTTCCGGTCACCTGCTTTTGACGCGCCGACATTGGCGACATATTGGCGGTGGCGATCTTGCCAACCGTCCATCCGGTCGTCATCAGAGCGCCGGTTGGTGCCGTACCTCCATCTTGCAGCGAGAGCGAGCTTGTTGCTCCGCTCGGTGCGGCGTCCTTGAAGTATAAACTCTTGACCGCCACCTAGTCCTCCCACCGGAAGGTGAACGTGCAACGATCATGGTTCGCGATGTGCTGCGGCACGCTTGGCCACGCGTTGCAGCCTTGCGCCCAGTAGGTGTCGACGGTGTTATGGATGGAGCACAGGCGCTCGTTGTTCACCGCAGGCCCGAGATACGGGCACGCGCCATCAGCCTGCGCAGGCAGGTCGTCAATGCCACCTCGGCAGCACTGTCCACATTTGCAGCATTCGCCCTCGCGGACCCATACCATTAGGCATTACCAGCAGTCACCGTAAAGCTCGTCACCGTTACCGTCTGGCCCGACGCAATGCTGGTGTTGTTGAGCACCAAATCAGTAGTGACGTTGCCCTGGATGTGGCACCCAGCACTGCCATCGTACATGCGGAAACACTGCGCCGTGCCAGTCGCTGACGCAGCGACCGTCCACGATCCTGCGATTGTCGTGACACCGTTGGAGCTGGTCAGAAAGACCGCCGGAAGCGTGATATCGGCAAGCGGCCCAGACGGGTCTGCCGCCGCACAGTTGGCTGGTACCGCGCCGCTGAATATCTTCAGATGCCCAGAGCTGCCAATTCTGGTTTGAAGCTGCGAAGTCTGATCGTTGCGCAGCGTCGTGCTGTATTGCATTGCCATTTACGTCTCCTCAGTTTGTGTCAATCCAGACATCGTTGACGTGTGGTGATACGGGAGGGACAGTCCCAATGGTAACGGAACCCCCAATAACACCAGCACCGGCAGGACCGGCAGGACCAATCGGCCCAGGCGGACCTACGGGACCCATCACTCCTGATGGACCTGTTGAGCCTGTAGCCCCCGTAGAACCAATCGGCCCAGGCGGACCTACAGGACCAATCGCTCCAGGAGGACCCGGTACCGTACTCTCAGGCCCCGATGGCCCGCGTACACCAACCACCGCAACATCGATCTCGACAACGGCCATGGCATACGCTCATGTGCTATCAGTCACGTCTGGCGTGACGATAACCGCTCCGCCTATCGGAGTCTGAACCTCAGTTGATGGATAGGTAATCTGCAAATCCCAAACGCCCTTGGGAGGCAACGAACGGCTCACTACCGAAGAGAGCGTTACATCAACAACATTCGGCAACGTGACCGCGCAGTTCAGCAATGCGATTTGCTTACCGCCAGGACGATCACGAATTTCAACTTTGGAAGTGGCCCCCGTCAGATCAGTCGGTACGCCTGATGCCGCCCACAGCTTGAATCGCCAGTGCGCGCTATCCCCGCGATAGATTTCCAACTGATAGTCTGCCGGTGTCATGCTCAACCATCATTGTCAGCCGTGTAGGATCACGTCCTGTTCAACGTGAAACGGAGGCTCGATTACCTGCGTGAACGGAAACACTGTACGCCGCTGCCCTGTCACCGAATCATAGTGCTTGTCCAACAACAGCGTCTTGCCGCGACCCATTAGCTCATCGAAAAGCATCTCAGCCTGCTTACGATACGGCACCGATTGACGAATGGCATTGACCAGCAAATTAACCGCTATACCAGCCGCTATCTCTGAAGGAGCGCCATTCAGCAACGCTATCACTTGCTCGAACAGCTCCTGCTCGCCCTGGTGCCTACTCTTCAATGGATCGTTCATGGTGCTGGCACCGGCTGTCCCAGAGAGAAGATGCCCTGTATGTTCCACTTGACGATGATGTTTCCGCCATTGGCGGACAGCGGCAACCCGATGATGTTCGTATCCTCGTACAGCACCAGACGCCATGTACCCTCAAGGCCGGGATTTTTCCGATAGAGAACAATCGCGCCGATTACGGTCCCCACGATGTCATCGTAAATAACCTGATCGGCGCTGAAGATCGTATTGTTCACAACCGGCGTAGTCAGTTGCGCGCCCGCCCCCACTACATTGGTGATGCTAGGGTAGAACTGATGCGTAGGCGAATAGACGTAGCCATCCAGGATCGTGACCAGCAAAAGATACGCTGAAGTGTTAGGAGCCGCCTGATCGAGGGATTTATCGTGATCAAACTCCCTCATCAGAGACTGCTTCCAGAGTGGGTACAGCGCGTTTGCCATCCTAGTCCTCCGGTATGTCAGGCAGGCTTTCGTAAGGCTGCGGGAACGGCTCACCCGGCCAACGCCTTACGTGTTTGTGCACCGGCTCAGTACGCGGATTGAGAACCGGCACCGGATCAGGCGGAAGCACAACAGGCCGCAGCGTCGGATTGGGCCTGTCGTTGCACGCCTCGCACACCAGAAATCCGGTGCGCTTGATGAACTTCCCCATGTACTGGGTGTCCCACACCAGATCACGGTGGTTGTAGAGAAAGCCGCAACGGTCACAGAACGCAAACGCCGCCGGTCTGGTCGGGTCTAGATGGGCATGCCCTTTGGGTGCGAACGATCCCATCAGTACACCTGACTGGTGTAAGTGGCCAAGGCAGGCACAACACGCAGCGGCGAGTTCTCGACGTCGCGCTCCGCCGCCTGCCGGAAGGAATTTCCTGCGCGCACCGCCAACTGATCCATGCGCCCTGGCGCATAGAGCTCCGCCAGCTTGAACGCCAACCCAGCGACATATGCCTCCAGGAACCGATACGGCACCTCAGGCCCAATCCCATTGGGCATGCTCGCGTCCTGCATCTGCCGCGCTCGGTAATACTTCAACGTATAAGGCCCAGCGGCATCCGGCGGTTGCCACAACGTGATCGTGGGCTGCATCTGAAGATTGAACCAGTAGACCGAGGGCGGCCCCAGCGTTTCCTTGTCGGGAAAACTGGCATAGGTGTCGCGATCAACCGAGGTGATGATCCTGTCCTTCTGCGGACCATGCTCGGTCGAGATATAGGCCGCCATGATCATCACGGTGGCAGGATCAACGTCATAGGTATCGACACCCTCCAGGATAGAGGTCGTCATCAGCTCCACGGTCCAGAGATTGACTTGCTCATTCGACCAATCAACCTGCAACAGATTGCAAGCCATCGCCGCATCATGCAGATGATCAACCGTCAGCGCCGTGCGCCGTATCTGGCACCGCCCATAGGCCGCAATGATCACGTCGGCCAGGGCTGGTTGCCAGGAATACGTCCCGCTGGGATCGGTCATGGCTGTGTCCCCGTCACAAAAACAGGGATCGGATCAGTAGGAGCAACCGGCGGCGTGCCAGTCGCATAGACGATAGGGATCGGCTGACCTGGAGAACGCGGGAAGTTGGCCGCAACCTCAACGACCGCCTGCGCCATGCCGGGACCGACAGGAACCGAACCGTCCGTGACCTTGACAACAGGAATCGCTGTTACCGGGGCCAGCTTGCCGCTGCCAGTCACAACCGACATCGCGTTGATTGGAGCAAAAACCGCTGCCATGGCCCTCATCTCGTTGTAGGTGCGGAGAGGCGGGATATTCCGCGCAACGGGAGGACGTTCGTGAGAGCTATCCAGCCTCTCCTCCCCGCGTGGCTAGACGCGGGTATCTCTATTTCGTTTTGCCGCCCTTCTTGTACTTCTCCGAAGTGGTCGATGGCATTGGACGATCCGTAGGCGTACCCACACTGCCGCCATCAGCCTTCCCGCGCACGAAACCGCCGCTGCGGAAGTGCCCAACACGATCAGGCCGCTTGTTCGAGGTTTCCCCGGTCACCGTGGTGTGGAACGTGTTGCTGGTGACCTTCTTCGGATTGCGTGTTTTCTTGGCGGGCTCGCCGCCTTTGTACAACTCCGAAGGCACGCCTACGAAGTCATCACGCAAATCGCGCGGGGTGTTGCCGAGGGGGCCTTTTGCCATTCACGACGCCCCTCTTAGTTGTCGGCCCATGTAACGGTGAACGTCGCACCAGTGCCACTGCCACCAGTCACAGACTGCGCACCCGCCGGTCCAGGCTTGGTCGCATTGCCGGGATTGATAATGTTCACGGCAGAGATAATCCCACCCGCAGCAGTCGTGACCTGGAGAACCACAGGACCAGTGTTGGCAGGAAGAGTGAGCGTGTTCCCGACCGTGTAGCCGGTCCCGCCAGCCGTCACCGCCACCGACGCCGCTTTTTGGGACAGCGATGTCGTATCCGTTGCGCCGTCAAGCTCGTCCTGAATGCCGGTTGGCGTGCAGAACCCGCCAGAGGCAGGCTTCGCGCCAAGTTCCAGGAACGGAACACCCGTCAGTCCGCTTGCCGTCCCGCCGATGGCACTGAATAAGGCCAGCGAATAGCTTTGATTGGTGACGCGCTTGGTGACAATCGCCGCCTGCGGACGCCGCGTCGGGTCCGCGAAATACCACACGGTCGTGCCAACCTGCGGAAGCATATGTCTAGGCATGGATCAGCCTCCTAGCTGCATAGTCATAGCCACGCAGTCGCCGTCACGAAACCGGGTACGATCCGTACACCGACCTCCAATCAAAGTACGAGAACGCATAACGCTCGCGGCCCTTGACCTTCAGGTTATCGGTATCGAAGTCCACGTACATATCCATCTCGAAAGGCACGCGGTCGTAGAAGATGAGCCCGCGCTTGTCGGTCTTGAGGAACCAAGCAAAGTTGGACGTCAGGAACTCGCTGACGATGTAGTCGCGCAGTCCGCCACCAACATGCTTGATCGCATTCACATCGTTGTCGTTGGTGCCAGGACGCAGCTCCGTTCGCAGAAGGCGAACTGCAACCGGCTCCAGCGCCGCCGGGATCACAAGACACTCGGCCCGCGCCACGATCTTGATGCCGCGCTCATCGACCCAGTTGTTCCTGATCGTGGTCATCGCCGTGAGCAACGTGCTCTCGTTCAGATTGACCTCAGTCGCAGGCTTGTTTGCCACCACCCCACTGTCGATGGGATGATCGACCGCAAACAGCGCCTTCTGATCGCCACCGATGGTGGGATCGTAGACGTTGCCGACATTGAAGATGTTCCAGGCATAGATTTCCTTCGTGGTCGCAAAGACGTCCTGCAAGCCCAGGTTCGACGGATTGAACTCTGCTTTATACTGGTTGTCCTCTACGGCCTTCCTGGTGATGATATACCCAAGACTCAGCTCTTTCATCTCAGCCGAGTACATCCACCGCTCACCTGCCCTCTCATCGAAGTAGGTGGAAGCGCCTTCGCCCTTCTCACGCGCCAGGGGCAGGTACGCCATCTGGGTGCGGCGTTCGAGAGCCATCTTGGATGAGCGTTTCTCGAAGACGCGCGACCACTTCGTCTCGATCTTCTTGTAACGCCCCTCGACCGCAGCAAGGCCAGGGAACAGCTCGTTCTTGATTGATGCAAGATCAACAGCCATAGCTCATTCCCTTCTCAGATACCGGCCATCTGCCGATGGAACTGGTCGTTCCAGCTCACTTGAACGACATTGAATGGCGTGGTGTGGTCGTAGCCATTGCCGACATTCGGCGCAGGATCGCCCAATTGCACGATGCAGAACGGCAGCGTGGCGGTGACTCCCGTGGTGGCGTTCGCTGACCACTTGGAGAACCCGGTCGTAGACGGGACGACAATGAAATCGACGTTCTCACCGACGTTAGCGAGGGTGAATGGACCGGCGCTGCATTGCACCTCAAACACCACCATCGGGTCATCGATGATTTGGACCTCGACGTCACCGACAGCTCCAGACCCTGGCCAGTAGTTCGACCAGATCGGATAGCCCAGTGCGGCGGAGAGATAGTGGCAACCGACAAAGACCCCGAGATTGGAGTGATCGGTCTTGCCCGCAGCGGACACCGCGACATATCCCGTCGCGAGCTGGTTCACGACGTCGCCGCGATTGAGCGCGCCCGCCGTGTTCAGCATCTTGCGTGTGGTATGACCGCCGGTCCAGGCTGCGCCATCAAGGCGACGAACAGGCTTGAATCCAAATGCAGCGTCGATATTCGCCATCGAACGGCTCCCCTTCAAGGGTTACCGGCCTTTGGCGAGCTCCGCCGCAGTCCGTGCGGTTGAAATGTTGGCTTCCCAACGCCCGTGCTTCGGACGCGCCCCCTAGTCGGGGATTTCTATAGCCTCGCGCGAACTGCGTATCACTGGCTGCATTCGCGGCGCTTGCCCATCGGGGGCGTCGGCCATCTTCTGGCGATGCACCTGCATAGCGCGAGTCGCTCGCTGTATTTCGTCATTTCTGGCCTCTACTGTCAAGCGCATAGGCCGCCACACCAGGATCATGTCCTTGACGATAACCGGCCCCTCGGTGCCAGCGGGCGCAAAACGCTCCGGAAAATCGCTGTGCTGCACCTCTTGCCAACCCTGATTGTGGTGCTCGCGCTCAATGGCATAGTCGCGCTTGCCGTAGGTTTCATAGTTGTTCCACTGGAAATCGATCTCACGCGCAACCTGTTCCTTGGTGCCAGTCCCATTGGTCGGGCAATACTGCTGCCTGATGTCGTCCATCTCGTAGGGATTGATGCTGGCACCGCCAGAACGCATGCGCTCCCGGCCATCGTCCACCAAACGTGAGGCTGGACGCTGTTCGGGACGTGACTCCTCGCGCTCAGTCGGGAAAAGCGGCGGCATTTCCGCGTGGGGAGTGCTGGGGGGCATGCCGGGGGACGGAATACGGTTCATGTGCAACTCCTATGTAATTGGCGTCATCCGGCCCTCTTTCACGAGCCTGATATAGTTCGCCGCCCACTCCGCTGGCGTAACGCCTTGCTCCTCCGCCAGTCTTCGCATTTTGGGCGTCATCCGGAAGGTACCGGGCGAGAGATTGTCGCCTCCAGGAGCCGCATTGCGCGAAACCGGCGCAGAATACCCAGGAACCTGAACAGACGCGCCATTCGCGCTGTCACCAGCCGGAGCCCCAATCGCCTGCTCAATAAACCCGAAATACTCCGGCGTATCGACGGTATGGCCCGCATCCAGCGCCTTCTCGTGCGCGTTGATGGCCGACGCCTTGAGCGTGCCATCGCTACGTATGAGATCGGTGTGCTTGCGCAAAAACTGCTTGGTCGGCTCGCTCCGCCCATGGATCGCCTTCTCGATGGGATCAGTCGGCACCGCCTGCTGTTGCCTGGGCTGCTGTTGCGGCTTGCGTTGCTGGGGCTGCTGCTTGGGCTGTTTCGCCTGCTGCTCAAACGCCAGCTTCTCCCGCTCCGCAATAGCAAGCTGCCCACCGACACGACCAATACGCTTGTTGAGCTCCGAGACTGACTTGAAGTCCCCATCGTTCATGCAGGCTTCCGCCTGCGCCGCCATGGCGTCCATCTCGTTCGACATATTGCTGATCTGGCTATCCAGCCACGCCATGTAGTTGTTGCCAGTCTGCTGCTCGGCTCGCTGGGCGATCTGCACCGCCTCTTCGCGCTCGCGCTCAAGCCGCTGGTTTTCCGCCATGAGCCGCCCACGATCAGCGCGCTCGGCCTCGATCTGGCGCTCCAGGTCCTGCACCGCAGACTGGGGACTAACACTGGGTCCCGGTACCGGCGGCGGCTTGGCCTCCGGCTTATCACCCTCTGCTGGCGGCTCAGCCTCTAACTTTACGATCAGGTCCTCTTCCTCGGCCATCGCGTCTCTCCCGCGTCAGTAGACCAGCCTCGGGTCCTTTACCCGCGCAATGATCTGCGTGTCGTTCAAATACCGGCAATGGATGCGATTGATGGTGAACTGCCGCGCGGCATGAATGTCCCACTGCACCCAGTCGCCAACCTCGAACTTTTGACCCCCAAAGATAATCGCACCCGAATCAACAAACGCCAGCGGCCCCATGCCAATAACCAGCCCCACCTTGCCCTGGTAGAGCGACTCCTGGATCGTAGTTTCAGAACGGTGAAACTTCTGCCCACCAGGAAGAATGTCGTATGCCGGGAGACAGTACGTCGCACACACCACCAGCGCCCGCGTGTACTCGCTGTTGTCCATCGCAAGCTGACAGCGCGAGAGCAGGAAATCCTTGGGATCGGCGGCGTATTCTTCTTCTTCGCCAGGATTCCAGGGGAACTGCGCTGACTGCTGTGTGGTGGCAACGTGCGCCACCGGATTGAGTATCGGCATCAGTTCATGCTCCGGTCATATCGCTGAGGCTCATGATCTTCCTTGATCATCTTCTGCGCCAGCGCCCGCATCTCCTCGATGCAAATCTCGATGCCCTCAATGCGGCCTATCGCATGCTTGTGCGCCTCCCAGGTTTGCGAACCCTTCAGCGCGCCGTAGTAGCCCGCGATCTGATCTGAGCTGCCGTCGCCGTACAGCAGCCGGTGATAGATGCGATCCAACGCATCCCGGAAGACCACATCCTCACGATCAAACATCAGAGCTCCGTCTTGGCAGGAACGGCCTTCGCTCCTGCAATCTTCTGCAGGCGACCCAAACCAGAATGAGAGCCCGCCTTCTTAACCACCCCACCCCGGTTGAAGCCAGTGCCCTGATTGCAGTAGGTCGAGCCAATAAGCGCGCTGTCTTTACTCTTCTCGTTCTTCGGAACGAAGCCGCCATCGGCGTACTTCTCCTTCTTTTCCTCCTTCGCGATCATGCTCTTGATCAGCTTCTTGTCCTGCGCCGCGTCGTCGTGCGAAGAGACTTTTCCGCCCTTCTTGAACCCACTGGAGCTATACGGCAGCGCGCCACCCTTAAAACCGCCGCTCTGCGGCTTGCCCGCAGCACCTAGTTTCCGCATGCTGGCATCGTTCTGCGCCATCGTCTTAAGCCCCAGGTCCTCGGATGCCCTGGCTTGACCCGTCGCACCCGTGTTCGGATCAACGGCGTTCTGCAAGCCCCTGATGCCCTTCTGGACCTTGCTCAGATTGAAGCTGCTGTCGTCCTTATCTGAGTCACCCTCCGAAGGTTCAACTTCTTCACCATCGGCATACTTCTTGATGCTGCCGCCGCCAGCATACTTCTTGGTCTTGCCGCCCTTCTTCATACCGAGCCCGCCAACCATGGGAGTCGGCTTGCCAGAAAGCGGCACAACCGGCTGACCAGGAATGGCACCGGGCTTGAACGATCCCGGCTTGTTGCCGCCACGGAGCATCTTTCCGCCCATCGCCTTCTTCTCGATGGAGCCGCCGCTGGCTTTCTTGATAGCGCCGCCGTCTTTGTAGCCCTCGCCCCAGTCGTGATAGCTCGAACCCGCGAGGCCACCACTGGCCATGCCGGGAGGACCCATCCTCGGAGGCGGACCAGCCGGAAGACCAGGAGGCGGACCAGACGGCGCACCCATCAATCCCGGAGGCGGAAGCGGCCCCGCACCAGCACCAGGAGGCGGGCCACCTGCGCCTCCAACCGGGACAGGAACTGGGACAGGCTTCGGCACAGCAATCGCTGGAGGCGGCGGACGAAGGCCACCGCCACGATTGCCGCGCTTTCCGCTGCGACCGCCGTTGGCAATGATGATATTCGTGGTGGAATGCCCCTTCGGCTTGGCCTTCGGTGCACCACTCACAGACCCACCAGACGCAAACTTGGCGGGCTGATCGGCGCGCTTCCTGCTGGAGCCGCCCGAGATGGTCATCGGGGTCGAGGACCCAGCGCCCTTACCTGGATAGCTGGTTTTCTTGTACATCGAGCTGGAGCCAAAGCTCTTGCCCGCTTTCGCGCCCAGCGCGCTCAGACGACGCTTCTGGGATGCTTTCGCCTGTGAAGCATAAGGATGCGCCATCTGTGTCTCCTCTTAGATAATCCGCCCCGAAGGACGTTGTGGTTGCGGCGTTTGCGGTACTTGCGGCTGTGCGATCATCTGCGGCCACTGCCGCACGAACTGTTCCGCGACCGGCGTAGCGAGAGGATGAATCAGCGCGCCTTCCGCCAGATTCATCTGCTCCTGCGCCATCTTCGCGGCCTCGATCTTCTCCCGCGACTGGCGCTCCTCGCGGTTGTTGGTCAGCTTCATGTACTCCTGAAGCATGTCCATCTTCTCTTTGAGGAGCTCTAACTGAGCCTTCGTCTGAGAATCCAACTGCTTCTGCACCAGCTCCTTGGTCTTGAGCTGGATTTCAGCCATGTCCTTCATGATCTTGGGGTCCATCCCCTGCTGCTTCTCTTCAGCAAATAGGTCATCGATGTTGCCCAATCCAACCATGGTGGACACCCGGCGCGCGACCGCCTTGGAGTCGTAATCGTCGGGCTTCAAGGTTGCCAATTGCACCAGCGCGACCGCTTTCATCACCCGGATCGTGTGTGACGGCGTGTTGGGATCGGCCTGCGGGGAAAGATTACAGGTCTTCAGCGCCCGCACGAGGTCCTGCTTCTGCCACTCACGCTCAATCGAGGGATCAGAGCAAATCAGCGCGTCCGGGTCCTCGATGAAGAGATCGCGGAGAAGACTGAACTCCTCCGCCTGGGCGATGTGCATCCCTTTGTGGACGGAATCCAGGACTTTCACCGCCTGATCCAGCATCGCCAGCGTCGTCCCGACAGGCACATCGGCGCGGCCTTCGCCCACCATGAGCTCCGGCGTGCCGCCGACACGTCTGGCTTCCTCTTCGATGTGCTGAGTGACCGTGATCAGCCCCGTGGTCACGTCTTTATACGGCAGCGGCATCACGTTCTGGCCAATGGGCTGGCCGCCCGTGTTGATTTTCACCCCGGAACCCAGCCCCACGCGGAAACTCATGGTGTCCTGGCGACCGACTGTCTCGGAATAAAGAAACCCTGGCCAGGAGCTGAACGCTGCACTGTCCAGGGCCAGTCGCCACGCAGTGGTCGCCGCTGCCGTGGCGTTACCCATGATGTTAAGAAGCCCAATACCGTAGAAGCCTAGCCCCTCCACGAAGGGGTACTTCACGATGGGCATCCGAACGAGATAGCGGTCATCGTCTCGCCGCCAGTTCCGGCGCACCTCAAGGACGGTCTGGGAATC